TGATGACGTTGGCCCCCTGGTAGCGAATGGTGGTGGCATAGGCGAAGAAGGAGAATCCGGCCGGCAGTGTCGGGGCATCCGCCGACGCGCTCCACAGCAAGGCGGTCACGCCCGTTGCCGGATTGAAGATGAAGTGCAGATGCACCGATGCGGTGCCGGCAATGACAGCCGCTTGATCCCGACCGTTCGCGCCGACCACGGCCACGTCCGCCGTCAAGGCGCCGGTGGCATATTTCGTGATGGCCTGTCCGGTGGCCGGGTTGCGCATCGTGACGGCGAGCGCGGACACGGTGAACTTGTTTGCCGGCGAAGCGCCATGGTTCGCGCCGGACAGCCCTTGCACGCCGGCGCGCCCCTGCGTCGCCTCGGCCAGGGCGCGGGCGTTCACCACGCGCGCGGAATTGTCGCCGTGGGGGATCGTCGGCGCGTTCGGCGTGCCGGTGAAGGTTGGCGAGTCGAGCGGGGCTTTCAACGCCAGCGCATCGGCAATCGTGGTGGCGAAATGCGGATCGCGTCCCAGCGCTTCGGCCAGTTCGGCCAGGGTATTCAAGGTTTCCGGCGAGCTATCGACCAGGGCGGCAATCGCTGCTGCGATCTTGGCCTCGCCGTCTATTTTGCTCAGGTACTGCGGGTGCGGGTTGGCCTTCGCCTCATGCGCCATGACAGCCCCGGCGGCCTTGTCGTCGGCATACTGGCGGGTGGCCAGCACCACGGACGGATCAATTTTCAGCTCGATAGCGGCCGTGCTGGCGACGATCAGCACCACGCGCACCACTTGCGTGCGGCCGCTGCCTTCGACCATCAAGGGCTTGTAGCTGGGAGGGCAGTTGGCAACCGCACACAAGTCGCCCGCCTCGTCGTAGATGCCGATTTCGCGTAGCCACCAGCCGCCCACGTCCTCGGGCAAGACTTGCTCGACGATGATCTGGCTGGCGTTGGCCGGGTCGATGGCCAACTGGTTCAGGTCGGCGCGGCGCACTTCATGCACGAGTGCTTTTTGCAAGCGGTCCGGGATCGGCAGGGCGCCGTTGCCGTCGCCCACGCCCATTTTTTTCAGTTTCAGGGTTTGGCCCAGGGCGATGGCGTTGGCCAGCTTGGCCTCGCCCACCTGCGTCAGAATGGCAAAGTATGTGCTCATGGATAGATGGTCATGGTGTCAATGGTATGGGGTGCGCCGCCTTGTAATAGCGTGCCGCGCACTTCGATTTCTTCGGCGATCCACGGATAAACCGTCATCGCATCGCCGTGATAGGCGGCCAGGCCGATCCGCACCTGGCCACGGGTTTCCAGATACAGCGCAAGTCCCGTCAAATGCCGGCTGACGGGCTTGGCGTCGGCGATCAGGCGTTCCATTTCCTGAAACATGGCGTCCGTGATGCCCGTGTCGAGCACGCCCACGTCGAGGCGAAACGTGCCCGGCGCACCTAGCGGCGTGGCCTGCCACCATTCCGTGATGCGGATCAGATAGCCCAGGGACTCGACCACGCGGCGCACGGCGGCAATCGTGCCCTTGTGTTTGTGGATGAAGTAGGACGCCTTGATGGTGCCGCGCTTGATCGACTCGGGCCAGGCGTCGTCCCAGCGGTCAACGGAACAGGCCCAGGCCAGGAATGGGAGCAAGGCAACGGGGCAGCGGTCGGCGTTCCACAGGTCGCGCAGCGGCACGGGCACGTTGACCAGCTCGGCGCAAGCCACGGCAATGGCGCGTTCCAGCGCCGTGGTGTTGGGCGGCAGGGTCGGCACGATCTTATTCATCGAGCACCACCACATTCAATTTGATGGCGGTGCAGCGCGCGGCCTGGGTGGCGTCCAGTTCGATGTCCGTCGCCGGGCTGGTCAAGACGACCTTGCGCACGCCTTCGACGTGGACGGCGGCGCTGCAGGCGGATCGATAAATGCTGTGGCCCAGCGGGCGGCGCGGCTGCGACACGCGCGCAGCGTTGGCGCGCGCGGCGTCCAGCAGAATCGGCACTTCCGGGCCGACGCCGATAAACAAGGTGGCCTCGATCTGGTAGTCGATGACCTGGGCGGCCTGCACCGTCAAGCGGTCGCCCAGGGGGCGCACTTCCTCGGCGTTGAGCGCGTGCGCCACGGTGCCCAAGAGTTCGGCGCTGGCGATGCCGGTGACGTTGTTGGCCAGCACCGTGACGGTGACGCTGGCCGGCGCGGGGCTGGTGGCGCTCGCGTCCTTGACCTGGCCGTCCGCACTGCGGGCGTGAAATTCATACGACGCTTTCGGGCCGGCCACGGAAAGGCCGTCAGGCGCTTCCTGGATGCGCAGGCGGTAGGCGTCGTTGTCTTCCATGACGGCGGCCACGGGCGGCAGGGCGTTGGGATTGGCCGGCGTGATGACCAGGCGCGCTACGTTGACGTTGGCGCCCAGCTGGTCGAGGTCGCCATCGAGTGCAAACGCCAGCATGACGGCCTTGCCCGCCTCGTTGACGCGGTTGCGCAGGATGGTTTCCTGATACGCGTTCTCTTCCAGCAGCTTGGTGGCCGGTTCCGATTCCAGCTCGAGCAGGGCCGTGACGGCCGCGCGCTCGGCTTCCGGCAGCAGGCTGACCAGGTGGGCTTTGCGCGTGGCGAGGACGGCTTCGAAGTCCAGCACCTCGACCACGCTCGGCGCCGGCAATTGGGTCAGATCGATGGGCGTGCTCATACGCTGCCGCCTTGTTTGACGGGCACGGACAGAGTGATGCTCTGGCCATTCGCCGTGCCATCGAGCAGCAAGGTGATGGCGCCGTCCGTGTCGCGCGTGAGCTGCACGCTGGCGAGCTGCAGGCGCGGCTCCCAGCGGCGCAGGGCAAAGGCGGTCGCGGCGAAGATGCGCAACTGCGTGGCGCTATTTAAGGGCTGGTCGATCAGCTCGGACACTTCGGAGCCATAGCGGCGGCGCCGGATGCGCGAACCCATGGGCGTGGTGAGAATGTCGGTCACGGACTGGCGCAGGTGGCCCAGGCCCGTCAGGCTGTGCCCGGTGGCGGCGTGCATGCCCATCATGCTTGCGGCCCGCCCGACTGGTCACCGCCGGCCTTGACGCCGCCGTGCGGATGCTTGGCCAGGCTGATGGCGCCGGCCAGCACGTCCTCGCTGGCCTTGACGGTGCCTTGCACGGTCATGGCCACGCCACTGGCGGCGCCGGCCTTGGCGTTCACGCCGCCGTTCAGGGCGGTGGCGCCGTTGACGGTCGCCGATTGCTCGACAAGCAGATTGCCCATGACGGTCAGGTCGCCCGTGCAGATGGTGCTGGGCGCGTTCGACGTCACCTTATCGGCCGTGATGGTGGCCGTGCCGCCGGGGAGCGTGGCCGTCAGGGCGTGGGCAGCATGGTCGTATTGCACCACGGCGCCGTCAGGGTAGTGCGTGGTGTGGACAGTGTCACTGGTTTCGGGCGCGTCAAATGCCTGCGAGTACAGCGCCGGCACGATGATGCCGCGCTTCAGGTCGCCGCCTGGGGAAAAGACGATGACTTGTTCGCCCACGGTGGGCGCCGACCAGGTGCGTGTGCTGCCAGCGCGCCGCGTGGCCCATTTCAGCCATTCGGTGGTGAGTGACGGCCCTAGCTGGACGCGCGCCTTGGCCTCTTTGACCTCGGCGATGGTGCCCAGGCGGATCAGGTTTTGCAGCAAGCGAGTGAGGTCGGACAGGTCGGCGTTCATGCAGTGCATGTTGCCGAAGTCCGCGTGCGGATGCACGCGGGGGCGGGTTGATATGCGGTTTAGCGACTAAGACCGTGTTATCAGATATATCTTACGGTGTAAAAGCTAAGATCGCGGCAGTGCCGTAAGCAATAATCTGCTCAAAAGTCTTCCCCGCCACTACATCGACTGCAACTTCTTTTCCCTTTTCAAACCATGCTTTCACCCTTGGACCGACCCCTTTTTCGCCAGCCTTTCTATCAGCATCGGCGTTGTCCGCCAGTTCTGCTGCTGAGTCTTTCGGCAGGCCGAGTTTTTCAAGTGCCGATACGAGTGACGGTAAGTCACCGGGTGTGATGCCATTGATTATATTTTGCTCGACGGAATGATTTCCGAATGCAACGCCATGAACATTCCCGCCGTTGATTGTAGTGTTAAATATTTGGCTCACTAATTTCTCCTTTTCCTTTAAATTTTCATCATGTGCTGGCACCAACCCAGCATCAGGATAGGTCGACTTTATTTCCAGAGAAAATGCAAGTATCTTCGTCTTTATTTGATCGACCATCGACGTGAGATTCGCTACAGTGAACTCCATCCAAGCTCCTGTGCAATATGATCCTGGCGTCATTGTCGAACCGTATTTAACAGCTAAAACGATAGGCCAATCTTTTTTGAGAGTGCCCTTGCCTTCACTCGCCTCTATCATTTGTGCGCATTCTGCAACGGGCTGCCGATACTGAATGTCTTGAAAAGCCTTACGCATGTCTTCTGGCAATACTGTAACTGGTATCTGTATTATCCCCTCATACCTTCCGACTATATGGCCTCTGATAACTCCTGAAAACACCCGGTAAGGCGGCAAACTAACTTCGTCCGGATAGCCCTCAAGCTCATGCTTAATCCATGTCGAAAGCGGTTCATGTCCTAGGTCATAAGCCAGTACCATGCAGAGGCGGAGCAATCGAGTAACACTAGAGTCCTTAGCGATTGCCTCATCAATTATTTGTTGTAAGAGAGACATATTAAATCTTTCGATGATTTCGCCGACAATCTAATTGAGGTGAGAGAGAGCGGCAGGGTTTTGCTCGTAGAGGTCTGTATGATGCGACTCTATCTCATTTGATAACTAATGTCAGTTGAAGTTTGCATTGAAGCATCTTAGTTTTTTTCCATGTGACGCAGCAGCGATTCGCGTATCAACGTCCGATCCGGTTCACTCAAGCCCAGCAGCGGCCGCTCCGAGTACTTGTAGACGGCACCCTGTTTAGTAATGCGGTCTTGCCGGCCAAACTGATGCACATGCGCCACGCGCGCCACCCAGCCAAAGAAGCCGACCTCGATCTGATCGCCGGTCGCCTTCACTTTCAGATGTTTGGCGGTACGAATTTTGGCAAACATCGCCGCCTTCTGTCGCTTGATGCGCCCATTCTTCCCTTTGAATTCCTTGCGCCGCTTGCGCGCCGGATAGGCTGTGCCATCCGGTCCCTGCTGCGCCTTGATGCGCTGTGCTTGGCTACGACGCAGGTCGATGGCCACCTTTTGATTGATGGCGCGGCGCTGGGCCGGCTGCAGCTTGGCCAGCAGGGCGCCGGCCCAAGTTGCCAAAGCGTGCAGGTCGTCGCTCATGCCGTTGCCTCGGGCGTGCGCCATTCGGCCAGGAGTTTCTCGCCTGCGTACAGCTTCCAGAACTCGTCCGCATAGGCCGGCATGTGCTGTATTTCGGCAAGATGCTTGATGTCCAGGCGGCCCGCTTCGCCGGCCTTGACGGCCACGCGCTCGGTCAAGTCCAGCTTGATGGAAATATCGACCGTTTCATGGTTATTAAAATCCACCTCGAATGCGATGCCGTGCTTGCGCGTTTCATCGTTGGCCATCAGGTCGAGCTGGTGGACTTTGAGCCAGGCGATCAGGGCCACCATGATGGCGTCGGCGTCGCCCGCGTAGTCGGTCACGATCAGGTTGAGCTTGAAGCGGTATTCGAAGGAGAGGGAGGCGGTGGCGCTGGCCACGACATTGCCCTCGTCGGCGAAGACCAGCAGGCGGTCGGGGTCGCGCTGGAGGTCGGGGATGGCGGCGGCCAGGTGCTGGCGCAGGCTATTCGGTTTGTACATGGTAGGTGTCGCGGATATGGTTGTAGGCGTCGATGCAGGCGTTCAGTTGGCGTGTGGCGTCGTCGCCGTCGCCTGCAATGGCGTCAAGAGCTGCCGCAGTCGCTGGGTCAAGTTCGGCGCGCGCCTCAATCCGATGGCCTGTGGCAGCGGTGGAATCTGCAGTTGCGGCGCACTGGCCGCTGGTGACGGGGATTGACAGGCGCACAGCGCCGCTGCGCACGTCAATATTGAAACGGTCACGCTCGGTTTTCGCATGGGTTTGCTCTTGGGTGAGGTGGTCGGCGCGCTGCGCCAGGGCGGCGCCGGCGGCGCGTTCCAAGGTAAGCACGCGGGCTGTGGCCTGGGCCAGTTCGGTGGCGGCTGTGGATGTTTGGATAGCGGCCGCCCGCTGCAGTTCGGCGATGCTGGCATCCTTGCGCCAGCCCTGCGCTGTCCAGCCGACCATGGCGCCGCACACCAGGTAGGCGGCCAGCGGGCGCCAGGTGGTCGCACTCACATGGCCACCCGTTCCTTGATCCAGCCGAACAGAAAACGGCGCTGGGTCTTGTTGGCCTCCGTGATTTCCAGGTAGCGCGCCGCCTGCAGGCCGTTCAGGGCGCGCAGCAGCACGGCGGCGCCATCCTGGCCGCGCCATATGAGAAAAGCGGCCAGCGCGCCCAGCGACTGCGCGCCCAGGCGGCCGTCGACGAACAGGGCGGGATAGCGCGCGCCCGTGTCGTTAAAGCCGTTCAGCCAGCGCTGCAGGAACTCGGCCGCGCGGTGCGGCCCCATGTTCACGCCCGTGTCGATCACTTCGGCGCCGATGCCGGCATGCAGGGCTAGCACCTGGTCGAACTTCGGTTCCGTGATGTAGCGCGCCGTGTAGATGGCGCGCGCCACGGACTCGGGCAGATCGCGCATCGGCCCCGTGTAACCATTCGCGCGCGCCACGGCCACGGTGATGCCGTAATTGGTTTCGCCGCCCTTGTCTTGCGGGTCGTTCACGTAGCCGCCTTCGGCGCGCAGGATGGCGTCGATGGTGCGCGCGATAAGGGGATTTGCAGGGGCGGCCATCAATGCTCCTTCGCGTCTTTGAGCAGCTCGGCGATGTCCTTGTCGCTGCGGCGCTGGAACCACAGGGCCACGGCGCGCGATACCCACCAGCCGGGCGCGCCCACGATCAGGTCGATGGCGGAGGCGTTGACCATGGCGCCGACGCTGGGCAATTGCGCGCACAGCAGCTGATACGCGGTGCCGCCCAGCAGGCACGAGAACACGCCGGCGCAGGCCAGGCGGGCGACGAATTCGCCCTTGTTGAAGGTGCCGTCGCTGTTCAGCGGCGGCAGCACGATGTACAGCATGGCCGCGCCGACCATGCCCAGCGCCGCCTTGAAGCCGTACAGTTTGACCAGGGTGGCGAAACCACCAAACGATTCTGCGGACATTGCTTGATTCTCCGGTGATAGGGGTAATAGATTTTTCATGAGGGTAAAAAGGTGGATTGCTGCGTTAATCCCATAGCTGCACAAGATCGGCTGCAGCCACCTGGCCCGTGGTGGGCGCCGGTTCGGGCAGGGTGACGGCCAGGCCGGCAGGCAGCACGGCGCCGTGGCGTGCCAGGGCGGGATTCATTTCCAGGGTTTGCTCGACGTATCCCGCGCCGTCGCCCAGGTAGCGCCACACCAGGGCGTCTACCGTGTCGTGCTGCCGCGTGCGCACCTGCATCAGATCAGTTCCACGGTGAGGTGCGTGCGGCCGACCATATCGGCGATGGCCCATTGCGCATTGCGCCGCTGCGCGCCGGGTGCCTCGTCCAGCCATTCCATGCTTTTCTTGTCGCTGACGGACGTGGCCGTGCTGTCGTAATCGCGGTAACGCTCGATCAGGTCGGCTTTTGCCGTGCTGTAGACGGCGCGCCGGTACTGCGCCAGCAAGCGCGATTCGCGGTTGATGCGCGCGGCCGGCACGTCCACCAGGGCGGGGATGCCGGCAGCGGTGTGCTTGCCCTGCCAGTCGGCCAGTTCGCGGTTGACCTGCAGGATGGCATCGACCACGGCTTGCACCAGGCGCGCGTCGGTGACGGTGCCATCGAGGCGCATGGCGTCGCGCATATCGGTGAGAAAAATGTCGGGAAACCAGCCGTCGTTCTCGATGACGCCAGGGGTAGCCGCTGGCGGCGCCGGGGTGGTGCCGGGCGGGATGGACGGGGGCAGGGCCATGAAGGACATACGGGGCGCTTTCAATAATAGGGCGGTGGACGGGGTTCATCAGGTCAAAGGTATTACCAGAATCCCCCCGTGCCGCCGTGCTGCGGGGGATGCTCTTTACGTGGAACCGGCCGCGCGCTTGAGGCGCCGCTCCAGCTTTTCCATATCTTTCTTGACGCCGCAGGACTCCGACAGAGCGCGGGCGCGTTTCAGCTGGGCCATGGCCGTTTCCGCTTGTGCTACCAGCGCCGGGGCGATGTCCGTTTCGTCGGCCTGATCCAGCACGGCGATCAAGGCCAGGCCGATGGCCTTGTGCAGCTTGGCGCGCGCCTGGTCGGGCGCGTCGCTGGCGGCCGTCAGCTGCTCGACGGTGCCCAGCACCTGCGCCGCATGCTGCGGATCGCTGGCCAGCTTGCCGTGTAAATAGCCTTCGGCGAACTCGTCCAGCATCAGGGTGGCGATGTCGCGGCTGTAAGTCTCGGGCAAGGTGAACTTGTGTTCCAGCGCATAGGCGGCCATGACCAGGGCGCGCTCGTACTCGCCCGTGTCGATGTGCCACACCAGCAGGGTGGCAAACACGTCATCCTGGGCGCCCTTGCCGCCTGCCAGCACGCCGTCGATCCATTGCGCATAGTTGGGCAGCAAGGTGGCCTTGACCTCGATCTTGCGTTCCACCGACTGAATGGCTTTCAGGCGCCGCCGGTCATCGGACAGCTTGTAGAGCATCAGATCGTAGGCCGTGCCGGTGGTCACGCCCTGCGGCGCGGCGGCGCCGGCCGTGCGCTCGGCCAGCATGCGTGCGCGGTGGCGCAGGGCGGGGGACTGGTTCGCCATCACTTGTCTTTCAGCTCGATGTTTTCCACCAGCGCGGCCAGGCCCAGGTCTTCGATCACGTAGGCGTCGTTGGACGACTCGTAGTTTTCGATGCGGTCGCGCTTGGGCACGTCCTCGACGCGGCGGCGGCGCGCGCCTTCCTGGAAGTAGATCGACAGATTGTCGAAGCGGGTAATCAGGATGGCGTTATCCGGGAAGTAGGGCACGCGCGCGGCCGGCAAGCCGCCGATGCGTTTCTGGCTGATGATGATGTCGGCGGCCAGCGTTTCCGTGGGTGCCTGCTTGGTGTTGACGAGCGGAAAATACTTGTCGTTCAACAGCTTGCGCCCGACGATGGCCACCAGGTTGGTGTCTTCCTGATACCACGGGTCCAGCAGGTTGACGGCATCGGTGACGGCCGCGTCCAGGTTGGCATAGTCGGCGCCGTCCACGTCGCCGATGATGACCTTGCCCGGAATGCCGGCGGCCACGAGGCCCAGCACGCGCTCGGGCGCCAGCTCGCGCAGGTGCTGCAGCCAGCCTTTGTTGACGTCCTGCAGCAGCGGATTGGCGTCCAGGTCGGTGTCGGCCATGGCTTTCACGCCATTGAAGCCGATGACGATGCGATCTAACGCCTGGCGCGTCAGGATGGCATTGGCGACGCGCGATTGAAAATCGGGGAACTTGGCCCAGGCGTCCAGCTTGGCATAGTTCAGATGCGTGTCGAAGTTGGTTTGCTCGCAGCGGTATTTGGTGCCGTCGAGGGTGGACAGGTCGCGCGTCTTGCGTTCCTTGTCCTTGGTGTTGGTGCGGCCGGCAATCGGGCCGGACACGCCCAGGCCCAGTTTTTCGCCTTCCTGCTCGGTCACGCCGATGATGTTCACTTTCGACAGGAACTCGCTCGATTCCTGCATCTTCGTTTCCAGCTTTTGCTGCACGCTGGGCGTGACGCTGAAGGTCTTGGCCACGTTGTCCGTATCGTTCAGTTGGCCCAGGCGGGTTTCGTACTGGCCAAAGACCTGGCGTGTTTGCTTTTTCATGGTTCGATGCTCCGTTGTTGAATGGGGTGTGAGGGATAGCGCGGGCGCTTAAAACTCGGTCTGCACGGCGCCGTCGTTGCCGGTGGCGGCCGGGCGGCGCGGGCCGTTGCCGGGCGCTTCGTCCATCTGCGCCTTGAAGCTGGCCAGCTCGTCCTGGGTCGCTTTCTGCGCCTTTTCCGCCGCATCCAGGCGCTTGAGGGCATCGGCATAGTTGTCGTTGGCGGTGACGACGTGGCCGGCCAGCGCCTGCACGGCTTCGCTGATGTCGGCGAACTGCGCGGCGTCGGTGCCGGATTTATGGGAGAAGCGCGACAGCAGGTTTTTCACGGCGTCGGCCAGCTTGATGCCCTGCGGCTCGTCAAATTCCAGCGTGACCTCGACGGCGGAGGTAAACAGGTTGGTGCTTTGCTGCTTGCGGCTGGCCGAGAATTGCAGCGCCTCGGTGCCCAGGCTGGCCGGGCTGTCGGTGACGCCCAGGCCCACCAGGTAGGGCTGCGACGAGTCGGCAAAGTCGGGCTGAATTTCCAGGCTGGTGTACAGCTTCTGTTTCGCCTTGTTGATGGCCACCAGTTCCGGCGTGGGTTCGATCTGCGCGAACAGGGCCAGTTTCTTGCCGCTGTCGGTGTCCACTTCCTCGGCCTTGACGGCGATCACGTCGCCGTAGGCCTTGAACTGGCTGTCGGGCAGGATGCCGCGAATGTGCTCGAGCCAGATGCGCGCACCGTAGGTTTTCGGGTTGTAGGTGGCGGCGATCTGCTCGATGGTGGCGCGGTCGATGTTGCGGCCGTCCGTGGTGGCGCCTTCGGTGGCGACGCGGAAGAATTTCGATTTGGACATGGTGGGCGTTCTCGGTTGATCGGATAACGCCATGGTCAACGTCTTGGCGCCGCGATTCAATGCGGTGCGGGTTGCTATGGGCCATAGCGACTATTGCCTTTCCCCGTTCCGCGCGCGCGCGGCCTACGCTGGCGGCATGCTGACAATCGAGAAAACACGCGAACAAACCCCCGACGAGAAAATCGCCGAACTGGCCGTGCCCGAATCCGAGCCGCGCCGTGCCGCGCGCGCCCTGTACTGGAAGGGATGGCGCATTTCGTCCATCGCCCGCCACCTGGGGATCAAGCGCAGCACGATCAATAGCTGGAAAGAGCGCGACGAATGGGACAAGGCGCAGGCCATCGAGCACGTGGAAGCGTCGGCCGAGCTGCGCCTGGTGAAATTGATTGAAAAAGAGGTCAAGAGCGGCAGCGACTACAAGGAAATTGACCTGCTGGCGCGCACCATCGTGCAGATGGCGCGCGTGCGCCGCTATGAGCAGCCGGGCGGCAACGAGGTGGACTTGAATCCGAAGCTGGCGAACCGCAACGCGGGCCCGAAGAAGAAACCGACGCGCAACGATTTCAGCGAAGAACAGAAAATCCAGCTGCTCGACGCCTTCCAGGATTCGCTGTTCGATTACCAGAAAGTTTGGTATCGCAACGGCGACCAGCGCACGCGCGCCATCCTCAAGTCTCGCCAGATCGGCGCCACCTGGTACTTCGCCCGCGAGGCGCTGGCCGATGCGATGGAAACGGGGCGCAATCAGATTTTCCTGTCCGCCTCAAAAAGCCAGGCCCACGTCTTCAAGCAATACATCGTGCAATTCGCCCGCGAAGCGGCCGGCATCGAGCTGACGGGCGACCCCATCGTGCTGCCGAACGGTGCCCATCTGTATTTCCTGGGCACCAATGCGCGCACGGCGCAGGGCTACCACGGCAATTTCTACTTCGATGAATTCTTCTGGA